CGAATTCCGTGAAACAGTTAACAAAGCCGTTCACTTGTGCCTTGTGTTTCATCGGCAGGAGAGAGACAAAAAGAAACGTGCGCAGATTGATTGCAGCGTGCACTCTCCCGATGGGCATTCCATCGTTGTTTCAATTCCCCGCGCAAGTCTGCCTTTCTTGCGTGATTCCGTTCCGAAGGGATGCATAGTCAACGAGATCACTTCTGAGTCTGCTGTTGGTAGTTCGTCTGGGCAACGCCCAACAACAGGTGGTATCTCAGTATATCGCGCGCAATCCCAATTAAACGGAGCGAATGGCGAAGCTGCCGGCAAGGATGATGTAAGCATGTGTTGTATGGTAATGTTGTGTCCTTTAATTGTGTACTGTGTATTATGGTGTGGGATGGTTATCTACTACTTGTGTTTATTTAGTTCTGAAGACGGTAAGCGTGTGACTGTGTTCGAGCACCAACCTTTGGTCAACTATACAAATAAGATTTCGAAACCGGTGAATGATGTACGTTTTTCGTTCAACTTCACTACTGGCGAATTCTCGTTTAATTTTGCTCGAACACAGAGACCCAAAGGTCAGTGTCAACTGAATGGGGTTAATGGTGAGTGCACTAATGAGGATGATCGTGCACCACCACCGGAGCAACCACCAAGTGTGGAACCTGAAACTCCACCCCCTCCTCCAGCCCCGCCTATGTTATCCGAGTGGACCTTGGATGACGTCAATGCAATGACAGCCGGTGAGATATTGGCATTCATTCACGGCGAGACTGAGAGTGACACTGACGAATCCAACCTCACCGATGATGCGCACCCTGGTGCGATCATTGATATAGAGGATCTGGGTGACCATTTACCACTGAGTCACCAGCCCATCCTGGACCATGGGATTGCTTTACCCCATGCACCCACTGGTCCCAGTGTGGATGGCGCAGATACCCCTTATTTTGACGTCCCTTTGAGTGAGCTGCCCGACTTCGCCCCGGGGGAAACCGTACATAATATGTTCAACCATTGCACTGACCATGTGATGATGAATTACACGGTTGACGAGCACCCGCTCGGCGCTGTCCATTTTGTTGATTTTTACTTTCCGGACAATGCCTACGGTCTCACCGAGTTGCAACCTATGATTACGGTTTTTCGCGGAGTTTTGCACAACGCTCACCCGAGTGTGTACTTTCAATTGACTTTGGCAAATCCAGTACACACTTTACAAGTGGACATTTTGTCTGCCACTCACCTTAACGGATCACATGGTGAGGCA